TTGGTAATATTGTTCATAACTCCACGTTGGAAAAAATACTGAATGATTGCAATGCTGCCAGTTTAAACCCATAGAAGTCATTTTTGCCTTTGTAATTAGTCTTTCAATTTCTCCATTTGCAAAAGCTAAAAGTATTTCTTCTTTTTTATCAATACTTTGAGATCCTATAATTTCAATAGCATTTTTATCAGCGTGTTTCAAAATAGAACTTTCATTATTTGTATTACACCAATATACGCTAGTTTTGCCTTGTGCTAATTCAATAGCTTTCTCACATCGTTTATCTTCTGTTTGTTTTTGTTCATGTCTTACTTCGGTCATTGATTTAGCAATAGGTACAAACATACTTATTTGACCATCTACATCAAATAAAGATTGATTTTCAACAATATGTCTATTTATAATTAATTCAGGTAAATTATAACGATCATTTGAAAAACCCAAATCACTTGGCATTTTTGCCATAATTGACCATTGATTAACCCAAGCAAAAAAGTCTTTTTCTGCGTGTGGTTTTAAGTAAAACTTTTCTCCAATATTTCTATTAGTTGAATCAATTGCATTATTATTTTGTTTAAAAAACTTCCCTAACATATCCATATACCCCATATACCCCAACGCCTCCGAACTCGTACCTAATTCTATAAAGTCGTTAGGTGATGGTGTAGCCGTACTTAAAAATCTATAAGGTATTTTTTTAACAAAGCTTGTTACTTCTTGTTTAATTTTACCGTCAAAGTTTTTCAAAATACTACTTTCGTCTAAAATAACACCCTCAAAATCATTCTCATTAAAATAGTGTAATCTTTCATAATTACAAACAACTATTTTTTTAGTATGCTTACCATCTTTTGAATATTCAATATCATCAATACCTAACTTTTCAGCTTCTAAAATAAATTGAAACGCAACCGCTAAAGGAGTTAATATTAATACTTTTTTATTGGTATGGTTCACGATGTTTTTAGCTAAAGATAATTGTACTAAAGTCTTACCCAATCCAGTATCTAAAAAAACAGCGCTACGACCTTTTAAAGTAGCTTTTTCAATAACGTGTCTTTGAAAGTCAAAAGCAATATCAGGGATATAATTTGCTTTAAACCCATAGTTGCCTATTGAGTGTCTTTTTGTTTCTAAAAATTCTTTGTAATCTGTCATTTTGTGTTTTGTTTTATTATTTATATATGCAAATGTAGTAATAAGTTTTTATTATGCAAATAAAAAGCAAAAAAAAATCGATTAAATTAATAACCGATTTAATTTGTATCAGAAAACGTGGGTGATTCGGGCGATTTGACCGTTATTTTTGCAATGTAAAAAACCCTCTACAGCTTTCGGCGAATGTTGGTAACCGTTTCTACTATGCCAACTGTCAGCACTTGAAGGACTTCTTAAGGATTCAACCGTTATTCCTATGTAGTCCTTGCTTGTTTTGTGGTGTACGTGGTGCGTATAAACGTATCTATGTTTTGTTAAACTCCATTCAATAGGGAACTCTTGTGCCATTAATAAAGGTAACAATTCTTGTTTTGCACCATCTCCGTGAGTAGTTCCAATTAGGTTATTATAATATCTAAAACCTTTGCGGTGTGCTATCGAAGTATCAAAAGTAATATTTTGACAATTTTTAAAATAAGTTTCAATTACTTGCGCTAAAAAGAAGCCGTTTGTATAATCGTGGTTTGAAGGATTGAAACAAAAATGAACGTCTGCAATAGGTAGTAATATTTCTAAAACATCAATATAAAGATTTTTAGCTATTATAAAGTTTTCAAACCACATTCCATCGGTGTCCTGTGGTGTACCGCTTGTAGTTGTTCGTTTTGGATTGTCAATGTGTAAAATATCATTACCACCAATAAACAAAATCTTATCAATATTAAAAGAAGAAACCTTTTGTAATATACCTTTTACTCCTGCTAATACTCTATGAACTGCGATTTGATTGTTATAATCTTCTCCAGTTTCAAAGTGTTTTGATAGTTTACCGATGTGAATGTCGGCAGGATCTAAAACTAATAAATAAGAATCTTTGTTTTCAATTCGTTCTAACTTTAAAAAATTAGGAGCGTATTCCTGTAAATCTTTTATTAAAGTTGTTGTAAGGTCTTGAAATTGTTTTTCGTCTGCTTTCTCAAATAGTGGATTGGTAACTCTTACCGATTCATTTTTATTTTTTAGCCATAACATCGGAACTGTTTTAGGGTCAACCCCTACGTTTTCACAAGCGTTTAAAATACCTGTATTGTTTTTTAATTTTGCGATATGCTTTCTTATTCCAGAAACTTTATCTGGTAAAATCTGTTTGGCAATTTCTCGATTACTTAAACCTTTTCCTAATAATTCTAAAATCTCATTATTATACTTTGAAAAAATACTCATATTTTGTTTATTTGATTAAAAAAAAATACGCCCCGTTTTGAGGCGTATAAATATACTAAATTAAATCTGACAAATCCACACTCAAAAACCCCTCAGGTTTTACAATTTTGCCCTCAGGGCTTAATAATACTTCCCCATTTGGGAACTTTGTCATATTGTTAGCGTGAACTCTCCTAAATGCCTCTGAAAATATATCCTGCATTCCGTGAAAATTGATGCTACCATATAATACATAAGCCATATCGCATAAAGCATCTAATATCTCTACTTTGTCATTGTTATAACACGCTCCTAAATACTCTAAATTTTCCTCTTTCATTAGCTTATAACGTAATTCACAATCATTGTAACTATTAACCGTTGGTAAATCGTTTACAATTTGTTGACCTATTGTCTGAAATTCTCTAACCTCGTTTAGCATATATTTCTATTATTTGTTGGTTTGTAAAATATTGACCGTGATATAAAAAACCGTCTTGTACTTTAACTAAGTTAGGTTCTGTATCAATCCATTCTATTAATTCAGCTATTTTATTTATTTCCATTTTGTTTAAATGTTTCGTTGTAGTATTGTTCCGCATCGTAATTTTTAATTGTACTTGATGGTGCGTTATGACCTTTTATATGAGCATCAATTATTTGTTGTTTTTCCATTTCTTTGGCTTGTTCAAACAATTCTCTCATTTTATATCCAGCCAAACTATTATTGCTTTGTAAAAATGTTTTATTAATACAATTATAATCAACTTCTGTTAATTGTTCAATTAACCATTCTACTGCTGTAACTGATTTATTATTTTCCATTATTTTTCAGTTTTTGTAAGTATAAAATCGCATCCATTAACTCCTCTTGTAAGTGGTTTAAAAAGTCGTCGGTGTTATTCTCGTGCAAAGTTGTTCCATACTTCTTAATTCCTATTTTAGAGCGTTCTTTGAACTTATTTAATACTTGGCTTACTACTTTGTCTTTTTTTTGTTCAGGTTCAAAATAATGGTTTAAATTTTCTTTTAATAACATAAAACCATCTGTTGTATGATAATATTCATCATTAAATTTATCATCAATTATTTTATATTCTTTACCAACTTCCAAACCTATTCTATTTTTTTTTGCTATTCTTTTCATCTTAATGTCTTTTTTACTATTCCTTCAATGCTTTTAGGATCTTTGTTATACGCTTCTAAAATTTTAGTTACATTTTGCATTTCCCAAATTGGTACGGATGCAATTGTTTTTATAAAGTTGTCATAAGTTTCATAAACAATTACAGCAGCTTCTTCTTCCTTTTTAAACATTTTATCAAAATATTTCCATTCAACTGTTTTTAATTGCTCAATAAAATTATTTGTAAATTTCAATAAAACTTTTTTAAAATAGTTGTCTGATTTCATTCCAGCAATATAATAACTCAAAACCTGTGAACTTATAACGATGTGATTAATTCTATTTTCTTCTGGTATCATAATAAATTTATTTTAATTACCCCCTAAATTAATAGGGGGATTTTATTAATATTAAAATGGGAGATCCGAACTTTCAATTTCTTCTTGTGAAACTTCTTCTTCTTTTGAATCAGCTTTAAAGATTTTCCAAGCCGATAATTTAGTAAAATATTTACCGTTCCATTCGTTGCAACCTACATTAAAATCAACTTTTACAGATTGCCCTATTTTATTGAATTTAATAAAGTTTTCTACTTTCTCATCACCGAAAATCTCAAAGCAATAAAGATTGTTGTACTGCTCGTCTGTTTTTAATAAGAAACTTTGTTTTTGCCATTGTTTACCATCTTTTGATTGTCCTTTTTCTAATGGTAAAATGTTTTCGATTACTCCTGTTACTTCTAAAGCCATTTGTTTATTTATTTAGTTATTAATAGTTTTTTTCTTGTTCAGCTGTTACGCTGTATTTAGTCTTAATTTGCGCCATTGTTGCATTAGTCGCCTTTGCTTTGGCTAATATTTCAGCCGTTGCCATCGGTTTTTGCTGGACCGCTTTTTGTGCGTCATCATCTTCAGAACCGATCCCGCATATAGAACTCAAACTATAACGACGTGCATAAGTTACTCCAGATCCATAAGCCTGTGCATCATTTGTATTTTTACAGAATATTTCTGCAAGGCTTTCAAACACTTCGCCAGATTCGTGCATTAAAACAGTCTTAACAAAATTTTTACCTTCTATATTAACTAACGGTTGTAATAGTACAATCCCGTTATTATTCAATGCAGGAACTACTGCCGCTAAAACATCATTCAAATCTGCATACTTATTTTTAAAGAATGGATTAACACTTCCCTTCTTTGGTGTGATCATTTCCAATTGTGCTTTCACAAGTGCTTTTGCTATATTTTCCATATCTTTAAAATTTTATCGTTATACTAGACTTGCGCGGGGTTGTGCTTACTTTCGGCACATCGTTACCGAAAGCATCTATAATATCTTGTTTTTGCGCTAATTTCAGCAATTCCGCCCTTGAATCTAAATCCGCTTTTAATTGTTGGTAAATTGGGTCTTCTGAATAGTTAATTGTATTACCCCCGTTTACTGGTGTAAATTCAACCCCCATAACCGTTTGTTTTTCTTCATTGATATGTTTACGTGCTTCTGCCATTGCTGTGCTTATAACCTCGCTTAAACGTGCTAAATTAGCTATAAATTCCATTTTGTCAACGTTGCCGTTATCCAATAAATCGGTAACCAGTTTTAAACCTACCTTTTGCGCTTCTTTTTTTGTAAAACTTGCGTCATACATTGTAACGAAATCTTGCGCTCTTAATTCTAAAAATGTTTCTGAATTTGCTCCCATCTTATTTACATTTATTTATTAAATCCTCAATTCTACTTTTTGTTCCTGATGCGTTTAATTTTGCTATTTCTAAAAGGATATCTAATTCTTTTAATATTTCTATTTGAAGATTGTAAAAGGCTTCCTCGTGTCCGCTGTAGTAGGCTTGTGATAACGTATCGTATCCTGTAACTATTTCGGCTTCAACTTCTATTTGGTTTATTGGTGATTCAGGATTAAACCTGCCATCCTTCCAAGCATCGTAACTATTCATAATTAATTAATTTTAGTGTAAGCGTTGCACATTTGTTCATTGTCAGCAAAATAGATATTTTTAATCTTTTGCATCCACTCGTTAAATTTTTCTTTGTTTTCCATTATGATCTAAATATAAAGTTTAAGATAAAAATGATTGCTAAAATGTAGCAAAATTTAATTTGATAGTCTAATTTTAAAAAGAAATTTTTCATAGTTGTTTTGTTTTTGTTTGACAAAGATAGTAATTAAATTTAATTACGCAAATAAATAATTAAATAAATGAAAAAATATGTTCAATTACAGGTAAAGTCCAACCATCTCCAAGCAATGATCCTGCTTTTGCTTTTGATAAAATACTTGTATATCCATCAGGAAAGCCTTGTAAGCGTTCCATTTCAACTTGGTTAACTGTTCTAACTATGCCATCTTTATAAGAATAAAGATTATTAACAGATTCCATTACACAAGGTGATTTTCCTTTTGTTACTCGTCCTCGCCTTGTTGTACTTGTTGGAAAACTTAAATCTAAACAATCATTTTCTGTAATTACTTCATAACCTTTAGTTGTATTTGTTTTGCATCTTAATTCATTGTTTTCTTCATAAATCAAAGTCAACATTCCAGTAGTTTCATTTCTGTGTTTCAAATATTCTTGACTTCCATCGCTTCTATATGTTTTTAAACAAACGTGCTTATCAGTATCAACATAAATCATATTTATAAAATCTTTTTTTGCTCTATTCTTTATACTTTCTTGACTTGTACAAACTAGGCTTTCGCTTTCTAATAATGCTAAAGATTTAACCCTTTCAACATAACCATCTGTTATAATATCTTTAAACATTATACCTAAATCTTTCGGTTGTGGTATATCAGTAACCAAATCGAACATAGTTTCTTTAGTTCGTATATTTGACCAGTAGTAACGATCACGTAATTGAGCCGTTAAAAGCGAACTATTGATTCGTACCGGATAAACCCCTAATGCACGGCTCATAATTCCTACGTCTAATTTATTTGCACTTCCTACATTTTCCTGCAAGAATAAAACTTTAGGATTTAAAGATTTTATATGTTCTAATATTTCAATAAACACAAAAAACAAACTACTTTTTTTTCCGTTAATTCCTGCACGTTTTCCAGCAGCACTTAAATCCTGACAAGGTGAACCACTTAAAACTAAATCAATGCTTTTCCAATCAATACCCCATTCTCTCCATTTGGTTACATCTCCGACTTGAATAGTATCAGGAAAATGGTATTGAGTTAATTCTATTGCATAAGGTTTTATCTCACTTGAATAGTATTTATTTACTTTTATACCTACGTTTTCCAAAGCTTGTCTGCCTGTGTTCATCCCATTAAATAAACTAACTACGTTCATAATACTTCTTTTTTATTTTTTCAAAAGTTGAAAGTTTCATTTCGTACAAATCGGTCAAATAGGGATTAAGGTTCTGTTTTTTAATTCCGCACTTTCTTGAGAACTCGGCTTTTGATAGTCCTGATTTTAAAAATAGTTCTTTTAATTTTTTATTCATAGCATTTTGTTTTTAAATTAATTCGTGTTCTTCAATTTCTAATTCATAAGGATGAAATTTTATAAATTCTTCAGCCTTTTTTTTTATTTTAAAAATCCTTATTATATCCTTATTTCCGTAATAACTATTAGGATCTATAACTGCATAAACTTTCATAATTTGTTTTGTTTTAATGATTATAAATGCAAATATAGTAATAAGTTTTTATTATGCAAACGAAAATAAAAAAAAACCTTGCAAAATTAATTACAAGGTTTTAAAAAAAGACTTAAAGGCTGTTCTAATGGGAAGCTCTATAAGTACGTTTACCTACTCAATTTATGTGCAAATGCCTTAACAATTAAATCAGTTGGCAAATACTTAACAATTAACCTTAACCATCTGCCAGCGTTAGTAGTTGCTGGACTTTCACTGTACTTAATAGCTACTTCTTTTAATGCTAAATTAATCAAATCTTTTTTTTCCATTTTATTATATTTTAGGGTATGTAATTCCGTTGTCATTTATAATTATTCCTCTATCAAATCTACTTTTAAGCGTTTTCCAATCAAAACCGAAGTTTTTCTCAAAGTGTGGTTTATCTTTAAATGATTTCCAATCGCCACCCCATTCATAACCTTTGCTTTTAAAATAGTTTACTACTCTATCCCAATGCTCATCTATTGTCCAAGATGCAGTTTCAAAAGTGCCATCTCCATTCTTATCGTATAATAGAACAATATCGAAGGCTAAACCGTAATTATGGATCGATTGCCAACTATCAGCGTTAGTTACTTTAGGACGTTTTAAAAACAATTCTCTTTGCTCCTGTGGACTTCTAAAAACGTGGCTAAAACGAAGCCTTACGTGTTTAGGTAGTAAGTTGTTACATTCTCTATAATATACGCTTAATTCCTCTCTAATTTTAGGATGCGCCTTTTGTATTTTTTCAAGCGTTATTTTGTCCATTTTCTATCTCGTTTTTAAATTCCTTACCAAATATAATCATTTTTTTGAACTCCGTAACGAACCTTTTACCGGTAATTTTATAAAAATTCTCGTCTATGGAGTTTAATTCTAACCAAATCAAACCAACGCTAATAACCTTTGTAATTAATAAAGGCACTCCTATTATCATTTTTACAAATTCACCTAATAAATTGACCTCTAAAACGTAAATTATTATAAGGCAAATGTTATAAGATAGGAATTTTAATATTAATCTCTTTACAAAAGTCGGACAAAATTGCTTGTTTTTAAAGGAATTTATAACCTCAAGTAATGCATCGGCTACAATAAACGTACAAACGGTAGCCATTAACGGGTAAATAGGTGCTATAAACGCCAAAGCTATTCCTATAAATGTAATCGGATCTATTCTTTTAATTGGAATGGTCATACTACAAAATTTCAACAGGCTCATCTATTTCAAACCAATTCGTTATATCGCTATTTAAAGGTGCGAATATCTCCTTTGTTTCAACTTCTCCGTTGGTTAATAACTTGCCATTATCGGCTGTTATATGAATAAAAAATTCTGGTACTATTTCTATTGTCATAATTTTATATTTTTATTATACTACAGTCCAACCTTTTGCAGTCGCTATTAATATATCAGGAGCAGTTAATGCTGCTCTTCCGGGATTATTGGTTACCGTTATTGTAGGTGTTCCTACTGCCGTTCCTAATCCGTTGAATATCTCAACAATTGCGGATCTTGATAAACATAAATTGTTATAAGATATTGCATATCTTGTTCCTTGAAATGCTCCCCTCGCAATTGATGTTGATAAATTAACCACAGACCCGAATGCAGTTCCTAAAGCTGTATTGATATTAGGAACAAGTTGCAGCGAAAACATTTGTTGGAACATTCCTGTAAAAGTAGTTCCTTTAATCGTGTTTAATAGCGGTACTATCTGAATATTAACACAAGCATTTAGCATATAATTAAAAGAAGTACCGTTTGCTACATTTAGCAATGGAATAGTACGCAATGAATAACAACTTTCAAACATATTTTGAAAATTTATTCCAGCTGCCGTATTAAATAATGGAAACTCCTGTAATGAATAACAATCTACGCAAAAACTACTAAAAGATGTATTAGAACTCGTGTCAAAAATAGGTATATTTTTTAAGGTTCTACAGCCAGCAAACATTCTATACATATCAGTTACAGAACTTATATTACTTGGAAGTGAGAATTTTTGTAACGCGTAAAAATTAAAAAATAATTGTTGTAAAACAGTAATACTGCCAAAAGAATATATGTCTACATTTTCACACATATACATATAAACGGTAGAGCCTCCTAAAGTTAAAGATGTTATATTAGAACCTTTTATTGCAATATCTAACCAACCAACGGTATGCGCTTTTGCTAATATACTATTTTGTTGTTGTAAATTAATAAGCGTTAAGTTTTGACCTGCTTGAGGTGTTACCCTTACCAACACTTGTTTATATCCACGTGTTGAAAGTGTACCGCTACTTATTGTTGAATACGTATAACTATGAGAAGCCTTAACGTTACTTGCTACATTTTCAGTAACCCCATCGCCCCAGTCTACAGTATATGCACCTTGACAGGTCAATGCTATATGATTACTCTCATCATCTGTAACCGCTAATAAACCAATGAACTCTTGAGTTCCGATAGTCGGCATAGCTAACCAATCTGTTGGTCTAATCCAATCATTTGAAGGAGTTGCAGCTGCCGTATTTGGTAATTTAAAACTTCCTACTGCCATTAGTTAAAAATATTAAAAGTTACTACTATACTCGCTGTCGGTAAATTTGTAGCATATATTTTAACACTACCAAAAAAAGATTCAGTAGCTGGCAAAATATCGGCTGCCTTTACGATTGAAATACTTGCGTTTGTTGGTATTACATCTACTATACTTGTATCAAAAATAGCAGCGTTTGAATAACTATATTCATATAAACCACTAACTAACGACCAACCGCCAGTTGTTAGTGTTATAGGTGTTACTTGTATAGCTCCTAATTTAGTATTGAATGTACTCCAATCAGTTGAACTTAACGCCCCTCTTTTTGTTGCGCTTGCAGTTGGTAAATTAAAGGTATGCGTATCTGTTGCCGAACTAATAGCAAAGTCAGTTCCACTTGTACCCGTTGCAAATGATTGTACTTGTTCAGTAAGTCCATTTAAAGCTACTAATCCCGTTGTAAATGTTGTTATTAATTGCCCTAAATGACTATCTTGTGTATGTAGTTTAATTGTTTTACTACTATTGTTTACATAAATACGAATAGCTAATCTATCAGTTAACGCTAATACAGTTTCAGGAACAGCTAAAGATGAAAAATAAGGCTCTATTGCAGTGCCGTTTGTAATTCCCTTTGGTACTACTGAATTGGATGCGATTAAAGTAAAAGTAGTTCCATCGTATTTATATAATTCAGTATAAAATGAAGGACTACCGCCAGCACTACTTGAACTAAAATAGTATTCCAAATTCCAATTACCGCCTGGTATTTTTAGTAAGGAAGGGTCAGCAACGTCTGTTATAAAATTTGCAATATATCCGTTTGTAGCGATAGTAAAATCTACTCCAGTACCTATTACAGCTGTTTTACTCATTTCCAAATAAGCATTACCCCCAATAGTTCCTTGACTTGTACCGCCATTAATATAGTAATTTACAGATGCGCCACCGCCACCGCCACCAGTTAAATCATCTGTTGTAGCAATTGTGTAACTTCCGACAGCTTTTTGTGGAAATTCTAAATTAACATTGTTTGCTGTTAAATTATTAGCTTGAATTGTTCCCTCAAAATCACCGCTATTAATTCCAAGTTTTCCAGTATTTTCAATAAATGCATAAGCACCCGTTGCATCGCTTTCAGTTGTTACATTTGTTCGATTAACAATACTATAATCATCACCTAATTGTACATTTAAAGCGTTTGTTGTGGTGTTACCCAAATCGGTAACATTTTGCAAATTTTGCGAACCACCACCGCCACCAGAACTTGAAATAATAGGGTTTAAAGGATCTGTGTTATCAATTGTTACGTTTGTTCCAGCAACAACACTTTCAATATACGAAGTTGGGATGTCCCCATCCCTATTAAAACCCGTATATTTCAGAACTTCCAGTCTTAACATTAAAGCCTGTGCGCTTGCAAATGTTTCTGGTGTTCCAATATCGGTATCATCATAAACCGTTATATCAGTATATGAATATTCCCTTCTATTGCTTCCGCTTTCTTCTACAATTTTAAATGTCCCAGCGTCTGTTTTACAATAGAATTTAGATAAAATAAAATTATCTGCATCACTTGGAACGTGAAGCCACGTTTTAAGACTTTTTTTTCTTATTTCTAATGTAGCCATATTAATAAGTTGTATTGTTATAAACTTTTAAATGCAAATCAATCAAATCGCCTGAATTGCTTCCAGCGTCATCAATTGCAAATTGGAAGGTTGTGGTTGTCAATGGTTTAAATACTACGCTTAATGCATTGTTATCATCTAACATATTACCACTTTTTGATTCCAATGCGAAAAATACACTATAACTTGTTGACGGCATTGCATTGGTAAGAGTAACTGTATATATATTACCACCTGTACTAACAGAATTCAAGATACAACTTGAAATGTTTCCTTGCGTTGCACTACTCGCACCAACTGTTCCAGATGATATGTTAATACTTTTAACAACTCCGCTATTAAGAGCCAATACAGCTTGAATGTCTGTAATTGTGTCATTTAAAGCTCCTATAACAAATGTTAATGTATTTACATTATCAAACAAAGTGTCTGTTATTTCCTGTTCAACATCTGCGTGTTCTACTTTAACAACCTTAGGTGTTTTATTTCTGATTTTTGCGTTAATTAACGCTGTTAATTCTGCTTGTGTCATATAATTTTATATTAAATAATCTATTGAATAATCTGAATCTGAATAATCACCACCAACAATATTAAAAGTCCACGAATAAAAATCTGTTGTTTGTAAAGTTGAAGAAAACAAACCTTTTGGAATTTCAACCGTATAACTTCCAATTGCTGGTGTGAATGCGATTGTATCTATATTATAATATACACCGTCAAATGTTAAATCTAAATAATTAAAAGAAAATAAAATATTTCCATCGCCATCTTTTAAATTAATTAATGATATAATTGGATTTAATGTTACTGGTTTATTCAAAGAAAATGAAATTTCATTAAAAAACTCGTATAAACTTATTTGACCTACTGGATTATTTTCTATAATTTTTAAACCATTCTCATGGCTTTTTTCCGGGTGTGGCTGAATGCCGTAAATGTTTCCGTTCTGCACAGCCGATACAAACTCATACCCGTAGTGTGTTTTGCCTATGACGTATGTGTCATCACACACTGCGTGGTATGAATGCACAAAATAAAGATAAAACTCTTTGGACAGACCCTCGAAAATGGCTGTGTCTTTTTTCACA